CGTTGTTGTTACTGATGATGAATTAATTACTAACCAAAGGGGGTAACATATGTGTTTGATTATTCAAACCGACAAACCAAAACAATTATCTACTCGTTTGCTTGAAACAGCTTATGAGAATAATTCTGATGGCTTTGGTGTTATGTTTGTCAATAAGGGCAAACTACACACTCACAAGATAGTTCCAAAGACTTTCAATGACATTGAAAAGATTTGGGATAAATATAAATCTATGGATATACCAATGGGTATTCACTTTAGATTTGCAACTAATGGCGATACCAACAAAGCTATGTCTCACCCATTCCAAGTTCTATCAAGAGCAAAGGGTGACGACAGAGATATGTGGGTAATGCACAATGGTCCTCAACTACCTACACCAATGATTGATAGTAACAAATCTGATACTCATCAATTTGTTAAGTGGGTATTGCGACCACAACTTTCAGCTAATCCTAAATTATTGCACAATGCAGAATGGCAAGAAATGATTGAGGACTTAATTGGTACAGACAAACTATTGTTTCTTGATGGCAAGACCAAAGAGTTTGTTATCTTCAATCGTGATGAGGGTACTGACATGGAGAATGTAGGTTGGTTGTCCAATACCTATTCCATACAGCCCACGACTTATGGCAAACGTGACAAATACTATGACGACAAAACTGATACGATCAAAGATGTATCAGATAGTAAGTGGTGTTACGAAGATGAGGATTGGGGTTACAATAGCTATGGTGGTATATCATCTAGACACTATGGACATTACAACAATGGTATTATAAGGAAGACTACACCTCTAGCTAATGGTGTTAGTATTCAAAACAAAGAACTTAAAATACCTTTACCAAAGCAAGACGCAGATGAAACCATGTGGAATGGTAAAGCATTAAATATGCAAGACTTATACCAGATGGACAAAGAAGAAATCATAGACCTTTGCGAAGATAATCCTGTTGGTGTGGGTTGTCTAATCAGTGAAGAAATAGTGGGGAACAGAGCATGAGCAACGATTACTTTAAACCTAACGTGTGTTATTATTGGAATGAGCCAATCACTTTTGGAATATCTTTATCTAATCGTACTAAAGACTTTGGTAAAACTAAAGTTCTAGGTTGGAGAAAAAATACCAAAGGCAAAGATGAATACGTATGGGCAGATCCTCACAAAGCAGGAGTACCTAAAAATTTACATCTAAAAGATATTAGATATGGGTATGTGCCTAGCGGCGAATCCTCTACCACAATTCAATGGCTTGATGAAGATGTGTATCTTGATTTAGCTGAGGCAAAGTATATTGTATTCAATGGTAAACGTATACGTAAAGCTGTGTATGATGAACTCTACGATCCTCATACTAAACAATATCCTAAGACTATTGTAAATATAAAGTATAACAATAATTTACAAATGTCTTTGCCTAGCATAGTTGAAAGACTTAAACGCATAGGCGAGTGGGATCACATTGGTAACAAAAGAATAACCTCACAGTTTATCAAGAGGTTTCATTTATGGGATTGGATTGGTAGCTTTCATGCGGGTCAACCATGTATCTCATTAAGACAACTGAGACAATGGGGTAGCACGTTGAAGATACCTCAGAAAGCTATTGCAATGTCCATGCATTCGATGGCACATGATTATAGCGAAAACATGAGAAATAGGTTTGACCACTTTGCTTGTCTATTTAAAGAGGGGCAATCATCAAGCTTAAAACCTATGAACATGGTACAATAACACCGACATGACACCGACAGAACACGAGGGTACTATGTATATCGACAAGGGGGCAACTAAGTATATTATTATAAGAAAAATAATAATAAATTTTAAATCGTTAATAGGGATTACACATGCCCCCCACCCTCGATATGCTGACCTATCGAGTTCTTTCGGTGTTCTATCGGTGTTTTTTCTATTGACAAATAACAGGAGTATGATATGATTATTATTACATTATTAACTTTTATATGTGGTATGGTATGTGGCTTTATCGCATTCGGAACTTACACCTTTGTGAAGGAGGGCAGATGAAATGGAAATTGACAACTCAATTCTTTATCTTATTCTTAGTCTTATTGGTATATTCCTCATCATCTATTTAAAATGATTATCGGAAAGTATATACCTGAGAACGCAAGACAAGTGCGTTACATACACCCACAATATGAACGTGATGAGAACGACGACGAATACATTTGGAATGAAGATGAGATGACAGATGTCGAGGGTATTATTCAAACTGTCAGTAATGACAGGATACCTGTGTACTATCGTCGCAGATTATCTGACTATGCTAGAGAAGATACACGCAAATGGAACAGATACATCAATCAGAATAACAGCTATCAAAAACGTATAGCAGAAGATGATGATGATTTCGGTGGTGACTACTTGTATGTGCGTGTGAAGAAAGTAGGCAGACGTGTGTTGTTTGTTTACGACAAGCAGTATTGGGATAAAGTTCTCAAGTCTACAACTATCAAAGCAAGTATGAACATTACAGGTCGTATTATAAAAACTAAGTCTGATAGAGAAAGAGAAACACGTAGGTCACAACGTCAACACGATATTATACGTGAGTCTATGGATCATATGATTGAAAATGCTTTAGATCGTGAAGAACTAGAACGAAATTGGGGTAGTGAACTAACAATGTATAGAGCGGAGGACTATGAAGAAAGATGAACTACAGATAGCTGTCATTGATTGGCTCGACGCAATGTCGGACGATAATACATGGCAAGATTTAAAAGAACTACAAGAACAAAAGCTAAGACCTGTCACAAGTGTCGGATATATTATCAAGGAAGCTAACGATTCTGTCATTCTTGTGTCCTCTTTTGATGAGGAAAGTCAATGTGGCGGTGGGGGTGTGGTTATCCCCACCAACTGTATAACAAAGAAAACAATATTGAAAGGACAATTTAATGTCGAATGATTATGATTGGAGGACTAATCTATTCGTCTATGGTACACTAAAGAAAGGGGGCAGACTTCACAGTGTGTTAGGCAACTCATCTGAATTTGTAGGAACATATCTTACAGTAGATTCTAAGTTTGATTTGTTTAGTTATGCTAGAAGTTTTCCTATTCTTGTAGCTAAGGAGAAAGGTTATCAAGTAAAAGGAGAGGTGTGGTCAGTCACACCAGAAACAATGGACAGGGTTAATGCGATTGAGAGTGGCTCATCTTATTATCCTTTCCAAATAGATGTGGTCAAAGAGCAGACAGGTATGCTAAAGTTCCAACCAGAATACTTATCTGGTTCAGCTTTGGTGTTTATGTTTCCAGGTCACAATCAAAGACTCATGCCTGTTACAGAAGTAAAAGATGTTAAGGGTGTGAAGGAGTGGAAAATATGATTATAGAATTTATGTCCTACTTAATGTTTATGGCAGGCTTGACAGCCTTTCCATTAATCGCTATTGTAGGTTTTATTACAGAAGAAAAGTTTCGAAATCCGTTCGTTGCTTTAATGATTATATCTTATATACTGATAGGAGTTAGAATATGGCAGAACCGTACAAGAAAAAGATAGAACAAGATGATGACATCTTGGAAGATGGTGACTTTGTATTAGATGGATACACAGTTAACGTTGAAGATACAACTAAACACAATGACGATTTGAGTTTAGATTACAACGACTACGAACATATACAGGAGGAATATGGCATACAATCCGAAGACGTACAACCTATTGCACTCGACAGATTTATCGAACGCATTGGAAAAAGCCGTCGATCATCTAGATAATAGTGATAGCGACGAGCCTTGTATATATCTACGGCATGACAAACCATTCGCTTTGAAGATGAGATTGTATAGATATGTCAAAGCATATCGTACTCAAATGAAAAGCAAAGATGATGTAGATGAAATGCGATATGATCATTTAGTGTTTGACATTAAAAATGATTGTGTTAGAATTACATCTTCATTAGAAACAAAGTCATTTGATATGACTGATGAGGAAGGAAATAAACTATGAAGAAGATGAGCAGTAAAGCAGAAGAAAGATTTGTTGATTGCATTGATGATTTAAAACAACCAATCACAGATTTAGTATTGAAGTATGATATATACACAGTACAAGCCGCACTCGTAGAGATGGGATTACGTATGGCTTTACTTGGATCGGGTACTAATCATGCGTTGCAAATGTTTGCAGCGTGTGTGCATAACATGACAACGATTGGTGCTATGATTGAGAAAGATATTATCGCCATGAAGGACGATGATAAACAACCAGATGAAATAGAGGACTGGCATTACAATGCAAATATTACAGGAAAAACAATACATTGACCATGTACCAACACAACTTAAGTATTGGGCAGATAAAATGTATAACGCAGAGTTCGAAGGTAGATGGCGGCAATACCACGAAGCAAAAGCAATCTACCTTCGCTTTAAAAAATTAAGTGAAGAAGGAGTGGAGTATGAACCAAATTTTTAAAAGAATATATTTAATTTTATTCAAAGGGTTTGCTTACCTAGAAACATTTACAGGTAGGGCAAGAGTATGGGCATTAAATAAAATGCACAGCATGGATTATAAACCTCACAAAAATTATATGAAGGGAAAGAGAGTAAGAAAATGAAGTATGATGTTACAACAAACCATATGTTTACACAGCATTGGATAGTAGAAGCAAAGGATAAGAATGAAGCGGCTGAAAAAATCATGTCATCAGACATGAAGTTTGATAAGACTAGTCGTAAGTTTGTATCTAATAAATTAACTATGGGTTTGGTTACGATACCAGATGCAAAGATTATGGCTGTAGAAGAATATGAACCAGACATGACACCAAACTATGATGAGATTAAAATAGGAGGAACAGATCCAGAATGAGTGAGATAGAAATACCAACAGAACTATTAGAAAAAGATCCTATGGAACTAGCAGACAATCAGCAAGACATTGATAAGATCATTGAGTATCTCAAAGCTACTCGTGAGAATATCAGAGCGGCAGAAAAATCTGGTAAAAGAATCACAGGCAAGGCGGCGAGAACTAAAGCTAAACCTGTAACAGAAGGTAGCATACTTGATGTGCTAGTTAAAGATGTCTAAACCAGATAAAGTTCCAAAGTATGTTTATGTAGGCGATCAACCTAAACAGGTTGTCTGGGATACGTCAAGTCTTTCGTCTTTCTTGGCGTGCCCCCGTCTATATAATCTAACTAACTTACGTGGATACAAATTAAAAAGTTACGGAACAGTAACAGGATTTGGATCAGCAGTACACGATGCATACGAGATCTTAGATAGAGGTAGATTCCATAATAAAGACAAACAAGAAACGTTACGTGAAGCGATACAGTTTACACTAAAAAATTATGGAGAAGATTTATCTATGGCTGAAGATAAAGCCAGAGGTTTAGAAGCTACCCTTCGTGCTATCGTATGGAGAGTAGAAGAATACTGGGAAGATAACATAAAGATTGCGGCTATGCCTAATGGAGAGCCGTGTCTTGAGAAAAGATTTGAAGTACCTTTTGGTAAGTCTGGTAAAAGATTCTCTGGTAGGATTGATAAGATTGTAGAGTTCGAAGGTGGCTTGTATCTATGCGATACAAAAACAACTAAGGCCTCATTAAGTGAAATGTATTTTAGAAACTATCAACCGAACAACCAAGTGTATGCATACTTGTGGGCGGCGAGACACATATTAGATTTACCTGTGCGTGGTTTTATTATTGACGCAGTGCAGACAGGTGTACATTTTTGTAGATTCAATCGTGCTGTGTTCAATGTATCTAACTTATCTATTGATGAGTGGTATGCAGATACAGCTTACAGTTTAGAAGTATCTGATACGTATCACGCACATCAGTATTACCCAGCTAACTTCACGTCATGCGGTAACTATGGTGGCTGTAAGTTCAGAGAAGTGTGTTCTGAATCACCCGATCACCGTGCCACAATACTACGTGAGGACTTTGAAGTTGCGTTACACGACGACCTGATCCGTGAAGGTGAAGTGATACACGCAGAAGAATTATTTAGGAGGAACAAATGAGACAATTTATAACTGACTCATGGCATGGTGTCATGAATCACAGAAGGAATCCTTTACGTCACGTACCAGATGAGAACGTAAGACATTTAATTATGCAGTTGCTTGCCTGGATGTGGTGTATCGCATTCTCTTTATACTTTTCTTCTTGGTATTTGTTTGGCATTACAGTAGTGTCACACTTTGTTTTTATCATTGCAATCTTTGTAACGGTAATGTCATTTAGATTAGTACCAGAACCAGAAGATGAATACTTAGATGATTTAGATGGTGTTGATTGGGATGAAGAAGATTAAAAAATTATTAAACAAAAACGAATTTTGGATGGGTGTATTTTCACTATCAGTTATGTGGTGGTTGTTTAATGTTGGGGTCTTATCTTCTCTTGCAATGATTATACCTTTATTTATTGCGTTGACAAGACCATGATAAAAACTTCTTGACAAAAATTTTAATTATGCTAATATTACAAAATACAGGAGACAAATATGGCAAGTATAAAAAATCATACATCAGTAGATGTAACCAAGCTACTACTCGTAGGGGATAGTGGCTCTGGCAAAACGGCTTCATTAGCCACCCTTGCAAACGCAGGATACAAGTTACGTATCTTAGATTTCGACAACGGCTTAGACATTTTACCCGAGTTCTTAAATGATACAGGCGTCAACAACGTTTCTTATGTTACGTTGAAAGATCCTATGGGTAGAGCGGAGGCGTTTCGTAAGGGGGCATCTTTAATTTCTAATTGGAAAGATGAAGATGAGGAATACGGTCCTGTTTCCAAATGGACTAACAAAGATGTGTTGGTTATCGATAGCTTGACGTTGATGGGCGAGGCTGCACTTCGTGCGGCTCTTGTTTTCAACAACAAGAAATCAACTGACCAGGCGTCGCAACCAGAATGGGGAACGGCGGCTCGTGATGTGCAACATATCATACAGTACATAACAGGATCGGAAGTGCCTTGTAACGTGGTTGTTACAACGCATATGCAATACATGGAAGGAGACATGGGCGTGTCCAAAGCGTACCCAACTAGCGTAGGTTCTAAACTATCTACAAAGCTAGGCAGATACTTCAACTGTGTATGCAGAATTGATACACGTTCTTCTAGCAAAGGAACCGAGCGTACATTACGTACTGTATCTGATCACAGAATGGATCTTAAAGTTACTGCACCAAGTCTTATTGGTCAGACAACTGAGTTGG